AGTCAACCCCGATGATATATTGAGCGAAGTCAAGACCCAAGAACTGGTCCTTGCTCGGTCAATCTTTGCCGACATCGCCTACTCCGAGTACCTCTACACCTACTGCCAAATCGGGCGTATCATTAAGAGGAACCACGCCACCGTCATGCACAACCTCGAAATCCTTGCGATAAACATGAGAGCAAGGCCCGACATCAAGTTTCTTCGTACACAAGTTTTAAACAGGACGCGGGATTTTTTGCAACATTAACAACAACCCCCGCCATCTTTGCGTGAGTGAACGCAGAGAGCATCGTCCTTGACCTGTATCGAAGCGGAGAAATCCGCAAGGCTTGCCTCACCATTACGGGGGGCAATCCGCTTTGGAAGGACCTCGAACAAGAGGTCGTCCTGATTCTGCTTGAAAAGGACCCCGACAAGATTACCAAGATGCAGGTCCAAGGCTACCTGCGATTCTACATCGTTCGGCTGATTATGAACCTGTACCGGGGCAACAACAACCAATTCGCTAAGAAGTACCGGCACCACGACGAGCGGGTCGAAGTGGACCCCGAAACCCAAGAACTGGGCAAGGACTACGACTCCCTGCTTGACGACCTTTGGGCCATTGCCCAGCAAGAAATGGACTCTTGGGCCAAGGACGGAGCGTTCCCGTACGACAAAGAACTGCTGAACCTGCTCATGCAGACCGGCAACATGAAGGCCATGTCCCGTGAAACGGGCATCCCGTACAGGTCCATCATTTACTCCATCGAGCAGGCCAAGGCCAAAATCAAAACCGCAATCGAAGCCAATGGATATACTGGTCTATCCCATCCTGATTAGTGCGCTTGCGACCCTTGCGGTTGTGGAGTTCCGAGTGCTGCCCCAGTGGTTCTACGCTCTGCCCTTCGCCAAGCGGAAGCCGTTTTCCTGCATGACTTGCTTCGGGTTTTGGCTTGGGGTTGCCCTGACCCTGCCGACCTGCCAATGGTACTTGGCCCCTATCCTCGGCCTTGCCTCATCTGCCACCGCAATAATTATTCGGGAATGGACCTTCAAATGACCGCCGAGCAGTTCATCGTGGCCCAAAAGCACAGGAAGTACTGGGACCAATATGTGGCATCGCTGACGATGCGACTGCCACCCGATGCGGTTGGGGAACTGCAAGCCATCTTGACCGCTCACGGACGACCGCCCACAAACTGGTGGTGTGCCGACTGCGTAAAATCGGCCCTCCAATACATTTACCTGCAAGCAGACCTGTTTCTTGAAGTCAACCAAAACACCGTAACCCACCCCCTGAATGCCCCTGCCAATCCCGAACAATAACGAGTCAAGAGAAGGCTTCATCGGTCGTTGCATGAGCAATAACCAAACCAATGCAGATTTCCCCGATACGGCTCAACGGCTTGCTGTTTGCGGCTCAACGTGGGAGAATCACAAGAGGCAGCAATTCGAGTCTTATTCGGACTACGGTCAAGAGATTCGGGCAAATGCAAAGAGGGGGATTGAGTTGAACGAGCGGAACGGCAACAAGTGTGCCACGCAGACGGGCAAGGTCAGGGCGCAGCAACTTGCCAACGGGGAAGCCATCTCGGTCGAAACCATCAAGCGGATGCACTCCTACCTGTCCCGGGCTGAAACCTACTACGACAATGCAGACGACACATCGGACTGCGGTTACATCAGTTACCTGCTTTGGGGCGGTAAGTCTGCTCTCTCATGGTCAAGAAATAAACTCCGGGAACTTGGCGAACTTGAAGGCGAAGGATGACGAGGCCCAAGTGCAGGCTCGGATGGATTCGCTAATGATGGTCATCACGACCCTGTGCGACTGCATCGGAGCGGTGGACGATTCCAATGCCCCGAACGCATTTGCGGTCAAGATGAAGATAGTGGACAAGATTGACGAACTCATAGACAAAATCGAATACTGATGCAACGAGTACCCATAGGAACCATTAAGAACAACCCGAACAACCCAAGGGTCATCAAGGACGACAAGTTCAAGAAACTGGTGCAGTCCATCAAAGACCTGCCCGAAATGGCCGAGGTTCGTCCCGTTGTGGTCAATACCGATATGGTCGTGCTTGGAGGCAACATGAGGCTCAAGGCCATGCGAGAGGCTGGCTGGAAGGACGTGCCGATTCAAGTCGTGGATTGGGACGAGGACAAGCAACGGCAGTTCATCATCAAGGACAACGTAAGCGGAGGGGAGTGGGATTGGGATATGCTGGCGAACGAATGGGACACCGAGGAATTGCAAGAGTGGGGTCTTGATTTGCCCGACTTTGACAACGCCAAGGAACTGGAAGCGGAGGAGGATGACTACGAGATACCTGAACAAGTGCAGACCGACATCGTGCTGGGCGACCTGTTTGAGATTGGTCCGCATCGTTTGCTTTGTGGGGATTCAACGGATAGCGATGCCGTTGCGAAGTTGATGGATGGGCAGAAGGCGGATATGGTGTTTACTGACCCGCCTTATGCGTTATTTGGAAATAGTACTGGTGTTGCCGTTGCGGATGATAAAATGATTAGGCCCTTTTTCCTTTTGATTGGAAATTCAATAATGAAAGCATGCAAACCTTTCGTGCATTTTTACTCATGCCTTGATTGGAAAAGTTGGGCTGCCGTTTTGGAAACCTACACAAAGGCAGGATTAACGGCAAAAAACATGATAGTTTGGGACAAAGGAAACGCTGGGCTTGGTCTTGCATATAGAAGCCAGCACGAATTAATTATGTTTGGTGTTGTCGGGAATGTTGGAATTAGCATAACCAGTAAAAAGGGAATAAGCAGAGAGCATAAAATAACGGATGCAAATATTTGGCTCATCAAAAGAGAAAACAAAGATGGGATGCATGCAGCACTCAAGCCTCAAGAATTGATTCAAAAAGCAATTAAAAACTCAAGTTTTGATGGCGATTTGATTCTTGATTTGTTTTTAGGCAGTGGTTCAACAATAGCAGCAGCCCACCAACTCAACCGCAAGTGCTACGGCATGGAACTTGACCCGAAGTATTGCCAAGTCATCGTGGACAGGATGATTAAACTTGACCCGACCTTGGAGGTCAAGAGGAACGGACTGCCATACAAAACAGAGATTAATCAGTGAATCCCAACCCTGATATATCGAACCTCAATCCATTCAAGAAGGGGCAGTCAGGCAACCCCAATGGTCGTCCACGCAAGTACGTCAGCACCTTGGTTGACCAAGGCTACAAGCGGTCCGAAATCAACGACACTATCCAAAACATGATGGCCATGACCTTGGAGGAAGTCAAGGCAGTATGGGACAACCCAACGGCAACGGTCCTCGAAAAGACAATCGCCTCGGCCATCCGCAAGTCCATTGAGAAGGGAACGCTCTACTCGATGGAAACGCTGCTCTCACGGGTGTACGGTCAACCCAAGCAGGAAGTCGCTGCAACCATATCGCCTCAACCAATTTGGCAGGGCGTAAAATTACAAGTTGACACCAACCACAACGGCAATCAAGATTGATGGATTCCGCAAAAGAATCCGAATAGTCCAAGGCGGTTCGTCGGCAGGCAAGACCTTCGCCATCCTGTCCTTGCTCTACTCCTATGCAGCCAACCCCGAATGCGGTCCGCTTGAAATATCCGTAGTTTCCGAATCCATCCCCCACCTTCGCAGGGGTGCGTTAAAGGACTTCCTCAAGATGCTCAACATGACAGGGCTATACCAAGAGGAACTTTACAACCGAACGCTGCTCCGATACGACTTCCCTCATGGCTCCTACATCGAGTTCTTTTCCGCTGACCAGAGCGACAAGATGCGAGGTGCAAGGAGGGACGTGCTATTTATGAACGAGGCCAACAACATCACATGGGAAGCCTATCACCAACTGGCTATCAGGACAAGGACCGCCATCTACATCGACTACAATCCAGTCCGAGAGTTTTGGGCGCATACCGAATTGATGCAGGACATTGATGCGGAGTTCCTGCTTGTTACCTACAAGGACAACCAAGCCCTTGACCCTGCCATCATCCGAGAGATTGAGAAAGCCAAGGTCAAAGCAGAAACCTCTGCCTATTGGGCCAACTGGTGGAAGGTCTATGGCCTTGGTCAGGTCGGGACGCTTCAGGGTGCGATATACGAGGACTTTGAGGTCGTGGAGGGTATCGATGTCAGCCGTGCGAAATTCGTCGCCCTTGGGCTTGACTGGGGCTTTAGCAACGACCCTACG